TAAATAGGTTATTCCTATTTTTTATTTTACCCTACCAGGTGTAACTTTAGATTGTTCTGCAACAATTTCGAATATTCTTTCCTTAAGTGTTACTGAACCTTTGTTCAGGATTTCTTCAATAATTTTAGAATCTGCACCTGTTGCCGTTACATTTATATCAATTTTTCCACTTATCGGTTTGACTTCGATAGTTTCGTTTACAGTAACGCCTCCTCCCGTTCCTCCAGTTTTTCCTGTTGAAACGCTTTCAGCTGCTTTGTTTCTACCAAATATAAAGTCTTCATTTATCTTAGTGCCAGGAGAACCTTTTTTTGGTTTGGTTTCTTCTAACTCAGGGCTTGTTTTTTCTGGTTTCAAATCTTTGAATAATCCTTCTATCGATTTCATACTAATTGGTAAAGCCCCTTTACCTAATTCATCAAAAATTGTTTTCGCTCCTCCTATGAGCTTCGCACCTGTTTGTTTTGCCGTTTCTACTATATTGTTGTAAATTTCCTCTCTTTTTGCTGGGTCATCTTTGGCAGCATACAAGTCTTTCGAAAGTTTTTCAAATCTATTGGTCAGAGTTTTATCTCTATCTGTTTTTTCTGCCGCACCTCTTAGTCCCTCTCTCAATGATTTTGTCGTTTCTGAAAGATTTTTAATTGCTGTTGGGTTGCCAGTCATGGCTCTAAGAATTTTTTCATTGATTTCTCTCAGACTAGCCGCCATACTCTCTTGAGTGCTCAGTTGGTTCCTTTGAACATCTTCTATAGTTTCAGGTTTTGTTTTTTCAGCGTCGAGTGTTGCTTTAAGTTGTTGTTCATTTACGTCTGCCAACCTTTTGTATACATCTTTACCATCTTCTTTCACTTTTATCTCATACCCCTCTTTACCCATTCTGGATAAATTTGTAATCAACTTTTGGTCATCTTCACTGAATCCAGCTATCTTACCTGTTTTCTTAATATCACCTAATCTTTTATCAAAATCTGCAGCTGAAAGTGCCGCTTCTCTCATCGCCTTGGCACTTACTCCTGTTTAATCCAGATGGGTCATTAATGGATTGATTCATTAACATGAACGGGTCTGTTAAATTTCCTGCGGAAACACCTAATCGTTGGAAAGCAGACGCCACCTCAATCGCCTTATCGGGGTCCAAAACTTTGTCAGCCAATTCGAAAGTTTGTTTCATGTCAAATCTTAACATTGATGCTTGTGCCGCCATTTTCGTCAAACCTTGAACTCCTCCGGCAAAATTGAAACGTGATAATTGGTCTGTGTTAGCCAAAACGTCTGCCATAACATTTTTAGCATTAACACCAATACTATTGGCATAATTTATTGATTCCAACACCTTTTCAGATATGTCGGAATACATGACACCAACTTTGGCAAAAGAATCCACAATGGTTGTAACGTCCTTATTTAATATCTGACTAGTTGAGAATAGTTCTTTAACATCTTCTTTTGATGCTATAACGTTTCGTCTAGATGCTTTAGCAACTGATTCTAATGTTTTACCCGCATCTTCAAATTTACCTCCAAGTCCTTGTATTTCGGGTCCAACGTTGGTAAGCTCCGTCATGAATTCTTGAACCCTGGCTCGGTTGCCTATAAAAGATTTATTTAAACCGTCTGCAGCTGCCGTTATTTTGTTAATTGCGTTAGGAATTTCATAGATGGGGTCTAAAAGTCTTGTAAGTTCTGCTTTTAATTCAGTTACAACGGTTTTAATATCTTTAATATTATTGAGTTCTTTTTCACTTGATGAACTAACACCTTCAGCTTGCATAATAAATTATCTTTTCTTATAAATAGATAAAGGACTAAAATTTAGTCCTTTCTATTAGTTTCTATCCATTTATCCAAGAGATATTTTCTCATAAAAATTGGCATTGAGATAAAATCTTGGTATGTAATCTTTAGTAATGTATTCAAATAAAAGAATTCATCGAGTTGTCCTTTCCTATAATCAGAAGAAAGGGCGAAAAAATTCAACCCCAAAACCAACATTAACCGCTAGTCTTTCTCCTGATGGGGCTGTTACTTCTTTGAACATGTTAAGTCTTGGTTCATTCTCGTTCATGAACGTTCTTATGTATTTTGAGTCTGATATAGGCATTTGTTCAATAAACTTAATAATTTCTACCTTATCTGTAGTTCCATTAATTTCAACAATCTGTCTCTGTAATCTCCAAGTAATTCTTGGCGCAACTCTACCAACAGGGTAGCTGTCAATCATTTTGGAAATTTCATTAATTTCACCATAAGTTAATGGTTTCAACTTAACCGTAGCACCTGACTTTGGTAGTGTTGTTACAAACGTTCCGTCTTCTGATGGTTCTTGTCCTTTAATAATTGGAAGAGAATCAAGGACTATTTTAGCCGAGAATTGTTTTTTTGTTGTAGGGTCTGTCAAAGACATGTCTATTTCAGGACCAAAAGATGTATTTCTTAGAAACACCAAAATAGCTTCGATGTCTCCTTCCAACAAATCATCTATTCTAACATCCGGTTCATAGATTTTAGACCTCAATAAAGTTGCTGTAATGTCATCAGCACCTCCCATGAGAATGTTCTCATCAGATGCTGTCAGATATCCAACTTTGAGTGCTTTCTTTTTATTTTTATAAAATGCTCCTTGTGATGGTAGGGGCACCATGTCGTGTGGTAATGTGAAATTTTCTTGACCGTAGTCTCTTGTTTGATTTTCCATATAAAAAAAATAACCGTAAAGTTTATGTCTTTACGGTTAAATATAATTAGTATTGATTTTTTGTATATAGTATTAGTATACTAACACACAACGGTCAGGACGAAGACTGGCTGAAATGTCTGCCAAAGCGTCTGTGTTGTAAGCTAACGTTCCGAAGTTCACACTTGTTAAGAATGTTCCGTATAAAATCCACTTTTCTACCACAACTCCCGTTGGGTCCAAAAGCTCAAGGTCGATATCTCTCTTGTATCCCGCAGCATAACCCATACGACCTGTCACAGACTCAGCGTGTAAACGAACCCACTCCATAAGTGCTTGAGCTGCAGAAGGACCAATTGGGTCTCTGAATTTAACAGGGATTTCGTCCCAAGTGAATCTACCAGCTACATATGTAGAAGTATTTAAGAATTGAATTTCTGTAGATGCGATTTTGATTGATGGTCTTGATGTTGATTCAACAAACCACTCATTTATACCCAAGCTCGAAGGAAATCTTAGAATGAATCGATTCTGGCGTTTCGGTTCGTAGGGTATCGGCATTTTCATTAATAAATCAGCCATGTTATATTAGTTTTGTTTTTTCTTGTTTATATGTTATAAATATAGTCTTGTGGAAAAATATATTACTTTACTTTTTTTTCTAAAAGAATATTCTTTATTTAACTTCCTTTTTAAATCCTCCAGCTGTAGAATAAGTCTTAACTAGATTATCTGGTTTATCTTTAAAGTGTTTACTCATTACTTCTACGTTTTTAGGGTCATCGTCTGAAAATCCTATAACTGGTTTAGCTGGAACGAATTTATTACCTATATCTTTTTTAAGAAACGCTTTCTTATTTAATACAGCAGCCATTCCTTTAATATAACTCACAAAATCGTCCATCGCCATAACCTTTAATTCTTCAGGACTAGCCGCACCCCCTTCGTCTCCAAAAGAAACGGGGTGGTATTTGTTGAGTTCTAAATAAGACTTGATTAAATCATCATCACTCATCTCTTCCTCTTCGACGAACGACCTATATTTTCTGAGGTTCTTCAGGAGACTCTCCTTACTAATACCATTAAAATCATTTATAATGTAATTGTATACAGCTTCTTTTAGTGTGTTGGGGTTGTGACCTCTGGCTGTGATGATAGCAAATATTGAACCATTATTGATTGCTTCTCTAAAGTCATCAAAAGCTGGTCCAAGTTTGGCCTTCATTGAGTCAACCAAAAATTGTTTGTCTCCCTCAGTTCTAAAGTTTCTAAAAGCATTATCGGCAAAACCTACAATAGTCTTACCTTTATATTCAAATGGACCCTTACCTATTTTACTTCTATATTCTGCAAAGTCTTCTGTGCTCATACCTATCTCATCTCCGTCATCTGTTTTAAGTATGATTTTGGTTGGCATGTGAACAATATTATCGTCCCAATCGAACGCATAATATTTCATATCTGGACTATTTGGTTCTTTAAAACCTTCTTTGATAACTTTTAACATATTATATAAATATCTTTTTTTAATAAAGGGCAAATAACTCAAACATTCTTGTTCCGTTTTCGAACTTTCCTTTGATTCTTTTGTCATCAGGAACATTGTTTTTTACCCCAATGTTAACACAAGATTCACAAGTTTTCTCATCACGCAGGTTAACTGCAAATGTCAACCTTTTGACAGGTTCTTTGGTTTCATCTAAACTAAAAGTCAATTCTCGTTTATCCATGTCAATATTCACAGAATCGAAATCAACCTTAAGACCGACTGTTTTACTTCTTATGTTATCTAAAAACTCCTGTAAATCTTTACCTGTTATCTTTTCTTTCTTTTTTGATGGGACGTTTGTAGTTGGTTCCGAAACAACTTTATCAGTTGATTTCGTAACAGATTTATCAACCACCTTTGAAGGGATAGTCGTAACTACATTGTTTAGAGATGATTTCCAATCTTGCTTAACCTTATTCCAACTTTCACCATTCATTAACCTTGAAATTGCAATTGGTCTGTATCGCCATATGTTTTTGTAATTATCATTATAATCACCAGATTTATACTGAGAATCAACTACATTCAAATATTGTTCATAGTAATCATTTATGTTTGAACAATTTTTTTTAATTAATTTTATAGCATCTTGAACATTCTTGTTTTCCAATGGTTTATTAACAATGCTAAGTCTATCAATCGAAGGGTCAATTGCGTTCGCCAATCCAGCCACCCATCTAAAAAACATTCCTTTTTGACCGGAATCAGCCTGAAAAGCATAAGACCATAACTGTGCTTTGAAAGCATCACTCATATTATTCCAACAATCAAAACCTATTGTATTTTCAACATAGTTTTTAAATAGATTCAAATTTTCAGAACCATTATATGTTTTCCCCACAATTTTACCCAGCTCCATATACGAAAAAACTGATTCTATTTTTGAAATGAAACCAGCAACTTCTTTAGGTATAGAGAATGAAGAAGATTGTTCTGTCACCAATCCATACATTCTACGGATTTCATCGATTTCTGATTCACTGATAATCAATTTTTTTCTCATAACATATAAATACCTTTATTAAACAAAAATCCCCCATTTGTGGTGGGGGATTTTGAAATACTATTGATAGTATTAAATATTCTCAAACGAAGCTCCTGTTGGAGTGATGAAGAATTCAATGTCGATGAATTCTAACGCCTTCGTAGGTTTTAAGTAAATCTTACCTGTTAGTGTATTTCTATCTAAGTCTTCAGGTGAAGAAGAAACTGTTACACGGAAATCGTATAAACCTCTGTCTCTTCTGATTGAATCTAAGATTGGGTTAACACTGTCTAAGAATTGT